ATGATTATGTACCAATCATATAGTGAATTAGAAAAAACAATAACAATATTAGAATCACTAATAGAAACGTATCAAAAAGAATCAGCTAACATAGATAAATATATTTGTTTACAACAAAATAGATTAGAAGAACTAAAACAAGAAAAAACTAAATTGACAAAAGAATTCTCAGAAACAGAAGGTAAACTTAACAAAGTCTTTTACTACAGAATAATTAAAGGTTTAACTCAAGAAAAGACAGCAGAGAAATTAGGAATGTCAACTAGGCAAATACAAAGAATTGAAAAAAATATAAAAAAATTAAGTTCTGACGTGGTGATGTCGTGTTGAGTAATGTTATTATTATATCAAGCTATTGATTAGAAAATAATTGATAGTGATACTTAATATTTTTATTAAAGCTTTTGATATTTTATTTTTAACATTAATTACGCAAAATGAAGTTTGGTAGTACAAAAAATGAATAAAAATGTTTAAAATCTATATGGATATTTATGGAGGGAGGGAAAAGATGATTAACAAAGTTAAAAATACTTTAAAAGAAAATCTACAATCTATATATCCTAAATATAACATCTACTTAGAAGATAAAAAATCTAATGAAATCGTTAAACCAGCCCTAAGAATTAAGGTTGTAAATAAAACTACTAACAATCAAAGGGATATAATAAAACAAAACGTAAGATTAGAAATTATATTTACTGTAGATGATGATGAAAAAAATAAATTATATTGGGATATTTCAGATACACTTGATTTAGAACTAAAGTATTTGAATATAGATGGAACTTTGATAAGAACTGGGGATAAAATAAGTGAAATAGTAGAAGGTGAATTACATTTTAAATTTCAAATTCAGTTAGAGGTTACAGATAATGTAGAAATAAAAAAACTTATAAAAGGAATACGTATAGAAAGTGATTAATATTACATAAACAAATATTTTGTGATTAATAAATGTTAAGAAAGCTTTAATTAAGTTTAAGAAAATCAATATCTTTAATGCTTTATAGGAAAGAAATTTAATGCAAAAAGATAAAGATAATTGATAGTATAAAACAAAAAGGAAGGTGTATAAAATGGGTGGAACATGGACTACTCAAAATAAAGTAAGACCAGGAGTATATATTAATTTTCAACAAAAGGAAATAGAACCAGAAGGATTACATAGAGGTATTGTTACTATGCCTTTAAGTCTTGATTTTGGTCCAGAACAAAAAGTAATTGAAGTATCACATAATACAGATACGCTCCCTATTTTTGGAGAAGAACTATACAATATTGTACCAATTAGAGAAGCTTTAAAAAGAGCTGAAAAAGTATTAGTATATCGGTTAAATACTGTTTCAGAAGGTACAAAAGCTTCTGTGACAGAAGGAAACTTAACTGCTACTGCTAAATATACAGGAACAACAGGTAATAAATTAAAAATAGTTGTTGAAGTAGAAAGTGATAAATTTAATGTAAAAACTTTTATTAGAACAAAATTAGTTGATTATCAACAATCTGTATCTAAAGTAGAAGAATTACAAAATAATGACTATGTAGAATTTAGTGGTACAGGAAAGCTATCTGCTACTGCTGGAATAGCCTTAACAGGAGGTTCAAATAGTACCATTAATGAAAATAGTTATAATAAATACAGAGAATCTATAGAAGTATATTATTTTAATGCATGTGCTTTATTTGATGTATCAGATGTAAATATAAAGAATGCTTTTAAACAATGGATAAAAAGACTAAGAGAAGATGAGGGTAATAAGACTTTATTAGTAGTTGAAAATTATAGTAGTGCTAACTACGAAGGAATTATTAGTGTTAAAAATGGTGTTGTACTTGAAGATGGTACTACATTAGAAGCAAAAAAAGCGACAGCTTGGGTAGCGGGAGCAACAGCAGCTGCAAATACCAATCAATCTCTAACTTATGATTTCTATGATGGAGCAGTTGATGTAGATGTAAAATATAATTATACAGCTATTGAAAGTGCAATAAATAGTGGTGAGTTCATATTTACTAGTTATGATGGAAAAGCAAGAGTAGAATATGATATAAATACTCTACATACTTATTCAAAGGATAAGGGTAGAATGTTTAGGAAAAACAGAGTAATTCGTACTTTAGATGCTATTAATAATGATATTACCAAAATAGGCAATGATTATTTTATAGGTAAAATTAGTAATAATGAAGATGGAAGAAATCTTTTGAAAAATGAGATTATTAAATGTCTACAAAAATATGAAAATATTGATTCCATAACTAATCTTGATACAGGAAAAGATGTACAGGTATTAGCTAGTGGGGATACAGATGTAGTAATAGTTAGAATAGCTGCTCAGCCAGTAGATGGTATGGAAAAATTATATATGACTGTGGAGGTGAAATAATATGGGGACTTTAAAAGCTCAAGATATTATATCAGGAAAAGAAGGTAAAGTTTTTAAAACTATTGATGGAAATGTAAAAGAAATGGCTTATGTTAAAAAAATTGAAGCAAAAATAGAAAAAAATAAGTCAGAAATTAAAGTATTAGGTAGTAGAGCAACTCATAGCAAGGCAACTGGATGGAAAGGTACAGGAAGTATGACCATTTATTATATGACAAGCGAATTAAGGGAATTAATGCTTGACTACATTAAATCTGGTAAAGATACATATTTTGACATTCAGCTAGTTAATGAAGATCCTGCAAGTGCTGCTGGAAAACAAACAGTTGTATTAAAAAATTGCAATATTGATAGTGTTATAATTGGACAACTTGATATTGATAAAGATGTATTAGATGAAGAAATAAGTTTTACATTTGATGATATTGAATTATTAGATAAATTCAATTCAGTACAATAAAGAGGAATTTGCACAACATGCATTACGCATTTTGTGCAAATCTACAACCAAATAAGAGGAGTGATTAGATGAGTAACTTACAAGCTTTTTTAAATGAAAATACTATTGATAATATAACAGAAGATGTTTTAGTTTCTAATAGGTTTAAAAGTGATACAAAAGATTTACTAAAATTCACAATAAGAGCTATAACTGATAGTGAAATGTCAGAAATACAAAAGATATGTATGAGAACAGGGAAAAAAGGTAAAGTTGATTTTGATATTAGTAAATTCAATAGACTTATTGCTATAAAAGGAACAGCTAACCCTAATTTTGAAGATGCTAAAAGTATTAAAAGTATTGGGTGCATTACACCAGAAGATTATATTAAAAAGGTTATGCTTCCAGGAGAAATTGCTACATTATCGGAACAAATTCAAACATTGTCAGGATATATGGATATTGAAGATTTAAAAGAACAGGCAAAAAACTAATTGTTGAGGGGGATGGAGAAGCTAATTACGCACATTATTTATTGCATAAAATAAATATTCTCCCTCATAAGTTTTTAGAATTACCAAGGCGTGAAAAAGCATTTATCATGGCAAGTGTAGACTTACATATTGAAGCAGAGAAAAAAGCTTATAATAAAACACGTTAAAAAGGTGGTGAGAGTATGAAGGCAATAACTGCAATTGAAAATTCATTACAGATAATGAATAAGTATAATAAGATACTTGAAAAAAATATTTCGGCACATAACAAATATGTTAATAAAATTAAAGAAGGACAACAAGTATTTGATAAGATAAAAAAGACAAGTGAAATGCTAAGTAGTGAACCAAATAAATCTTCAGGTAAATTAAAAGAGTTAATGAAGAAGCCAATGGGTAACATGACAGATAAATTTAAGAAGAAAATAGGAGAATCAAGGAAAAAAGGGAAATTCAGCATTCCCTCTCCAATTAAAAAAACAACTGAGATGTTAAAAAAATTTGGTGAAACTCCTATAGGAAAAAACATCAAACTTGGTATAACAAAAAATAAAAAGTTCTCAAGTATGATAAATGACATAAAAACAAAATGGAACGATACATGGGTACAGATGGGTAATAAAATAGCTGATTCACTACAACCTATTTTATTGAAAGTATTAGCATTATTAAACAGTAAAGAATTTAGTACAATGCTTGATTTAGTAATTAAGATCATAGAAAAAATTGTTGCTGGTATTTGTAGGCTATTAGATTATCTAACTCCATTAATGAATATTATTAATGAAATATTAGGAGTAGTGTTAGAGAATTCTCATATAGTATTAGCTGTATTAGCAGCTGTTGCAATAGCGATTGGTGTAATAACGGCGGCTACATCAATTTATAATGCAATTCTTAATATTCGTATTATAAAAGAAAAAATTATGAAAGCAATACAGGAAGCAAATCCTACTATGATAGTCATAAAAGCAATAATAATATTGATAACAGCATTAATAACTTTAATTGCTACGATGGAACCAGTAAGAAAAGCAGTAGCAAATTTAACTAGAGGATTCTTTGATTTTGTTGAAGGAGGAATTAATAGTTTTATTGATGGATTAGCATCAGCGATAGAAGGAATAATTACATTTTCCGGCAAAGGAATTAATACTTTCTTAAATATTTTTGTAAACCCATTTATAGACGGAATTAACTTAATTATATCAGGACTTAATTTATTAGGAGCTAACATAAATAACATTGACCACTTAAAAGTTGATTTTGATGGGGTAGCTAAGAATACTGGAGATTTTATAAGAAAAGGTAAAGTTGATCTAAGTGGTGTTAGAGAATCAGTTGCTGGAACAATAGAAAACTTTTCTGCAGAGTCATTAAAGAAAAAAATAGGACTAGATAAACTTCAAAGCGATCAATCAAATGTAGTGGGAAAAGGAAAAGATGTACCTGTAGCTGTTAATAAAATTAACGATAATGTTAATATCGCAGATGAAGATGTAAAACTTATGAGAGACGTTGCAGAGCGAGAAATGATACAAAATTTTGTAACATTAACTCCAACAGTGTCAATGGATAATATGACAGTAAATGAAAATGCAGATGCGGATAAATTATTAGGTAAAATAACCGAAGCATTGATAACAGAAGTTTCTAATTCAGCACAGGGGGTGTATGCATAGATGTATAAATTTTACTTGGGATTATTAGATAATAGTGAAGAAGAAATATTACTTCCTGTAAATCCAGAAGAAATAACTGTTACCCAGTCAAACAATACAGAAACTTATAATATTTATGAATTTGGAGAAGTTGTAAAGCAAGGTAATAGGAATTTATTAAAGCTAAGTATAAATAGTTTTTTCCCTTTAGATAATGCGCCATATGTAGTTTCAAATAATTTAGAACACCCAAGTGTATATGTAAATAAACTATATAAATGGAAGCAAAATAACAAAATTCTTACATTCAAAGTAACAGGTGGATATTATCCAATTGATAGATTATGGATAATAGAAGATTTTGAGATAAGAGGAAAAGCAGGGGAAGTAGGAGATATTTATTATTCTATTAGTTTAAAGGAATATCGTAAATTCAGGGCTAGACGGATAAATATAATAAACAATAATGGGAAAATGACGTTAACTAAAGATTATAAAGTAGCAAGGCCAATTACTAAATCATTGCCTAGTGTCTATATTGTAAAAACAGGTGATACCCTTTGGAAAATTGCAAAATCACAATTAGGTAATGGAAATCTCTATAGTAAAATTGCAGAAATAAACAATATAAAGAATCCTAACCTTATATATAAAGGGCAGAAATTAACATTACCTCAAAAAGAGGTGAGATTATGATTAGCCTTATAATGCAAAATACCACAAATGGATGTATATATGATATAAGCCAACTAGTTACAGATATAACTTGGTCAACAGTTAGAGTTGGAAAAGCATCAGAATTATCTTTTACATTAGTAATTGAAAAAAGCTTAGAAATAAATGAAGGCAGTATCATATATTTTAAAAAAGACAATCATAGTATTTTTTATGGATACATTTTTAAGATATCTAGGAAATCAGATGAAACACTAGAAATTACTGCATTTGACCAAATAAGATATTTGCTTAACAAAGATACATATGTATTTAAGAATAAAAGAGCAGATGAAATTATTAATAAAATTGCTAGAGATTTTAACCTTAAAACAGGAATAATAGAAAATACTAATTATAAAATACCATTAATGGTAGAAGATGGACAAACTCTTATTGATATTATTTATAAATCTCTTGATAATACATTAATAAATACAGGACAAATGTATGTATTATATGACTGCTTTGGAAGTTTAACATTAAAGAATATAAGTAATATGTTAACGGATATTATTATTGGAGATAGTAGTTTATTAACAAGTTATTCCTATGATAGAAGTATTGATGGGGATTCGTTTAATAAAATAAAACTATATAAAGATAATAAAAAAACAGGAAAAAGAGAAGTGTTTATTATAAGAGATAGCAATAATATTAAAAAATGGGGTCTACTACAATATTATGAAAAAGTTAATGATAAATTAAATGAAGCACAGATTTATAAAAGAGCAAAGCAGCTTGAAACAGTAAAAAACAGAGTAGTGCAAAGATTAAATCTAGAGTGCATAGGAGATTTATCTATAAGAGCAGGAGGTTCAATATATGTGGATATAAAAGGGTTAGATCTAAAACAAAGATTTATTGTAGACAATGCAAAACATAAATTTAGCAACAATGAACATACTATGGATTTAACATTGAAGGTGATATAAATGAATAATACGCAAAGTTTTATAGGAGCGTTAAAACAAATAAACAAAGGGGTAAAGGATAATAGTCAAGATGTTGCTTTTTATTATGGACAAGTAATAGAAACAAAACCTCTACAGATACAAGTTGATCAAAGGTTTATACTAGACGGGGATTTTCTAGTTTTAACAAGTACAGTAGCTACAGATGATTTTTTATTAAAAGGAGATAAAGTAATTCTTTTAAGAGCACAAGGAGGACAACAATATATTGTGTTAGATAAGGTGGTGATGACATGATACCTATTAGTGGATTAACTTCATTAAAAGATATTGATGAAATAATACCGAAAAATAGAACTTATAAACTTAATCTATTAGAAGGGAAAATAGATGGTTATATTGATGGATTAAGTGCAATTAAACAAGGAGTATTTAAGATATTAGAAACACAGAGGTATCAATATCTAATCTATGATTTTTCCTACGGGTCTGAACTTAATGAATTAATAGGAAAAGATAGTGACTATATTCAAATGGAGATAAGACGACGAATTACTGAGGCGCTTATTACAGATGATAGGATCATTGATGTTACAGATTTTGTATTTGTAAATAATAGGGAAAATATGATTGTCACATTTAGGGTAATAAGTAAAGAAGGTTCTTTTGAAAGTGAGGTGATTGTTAATGTTTGAGCATATGACATATGAATCAATACTTGAAAAAGCTTTAATGGAAGTTCCAGATAATATTGATAAAAGACAAGGAAGTATTATTTATGATGCAATTGCACCAGCTTGTGCAGAACTAGCTCAAATCTATATTAATCTTGATACGTTATTAAAAATGGCTTTTGTAACTTCATCTAGTGGAGAATTTTTAGATAGAAAATGTGCTGATTTTGGAATATATAGAAAAAAAGCAACTAAAGCCATAAGAAAAGGGATATTTGGGGGAGTTGTACCAAAAGTAGGTAGTCGTTTTGGGCTAAATAATCTTACATATATTGTTAAAGACATTAGAGGTGGAATGGATAACGTTTTACTTGAATGTGAACAAGAAGGACTAATTGGAAATAGTGATACTGGATTACTTATACCTATAGAAGAAATAGAAGGGCTTATATCAGCAAAGTTAGTGGATGTTATTGTACCTGGGGAAAATATGGAAACTGATGAATCTTTATTAAACAGGCAACAAGAAAAAGTAAAAAAATCAGCAACTTCAGGTAATATTTATCACTATCAGAAGTGGGCTAGAGATATAAAAGGTATTGGTGCAGTAAAAGTTATTCCAAGGTGGAATGGTGATTATACGGTAAAAGTAATAGTAGTAAATTCATTAATGGAACCAGCATCAGCAAAATTAGTTAGTAAAGTTCAAGAATATATCGATCCAAATAAAGAAGGAAAAGGAAAAGGAACAGCTCCAATAGGAGCAAAATGCACTGTAGAATCGGCTCTGTCACAGAGTATTGATATATCTGCAACAATTATAGATGCTAATAAAGAAAGAGTTAAAGAATTATTTATAAAAGAATTAAGTAGTTATTTTACAGATTTAGTTTCTGATAATTGGCAAGAAAAAGATAGTTATTCAATTAGTTATGCAAAGGTAGGTGCGATACTTCTAGACTCCATATCCCAATTAGGAGGAAGTGATTATTCTAATTTAACTATTAATGCTGGTACAAGTAATATTGCATTAACTAATAAAGTACCAATTATAGGGACGGTGACGTTAAATGAATAATACTAATTTAATGGAGTATCTACCAGATTTTTATTCAGGTATTAAGGAATTCCAGTTAATAATGGATATAGAAGATAATAACTTTGATAAGCTTCAAAGTCATATAAAAGGACTTCATAATCAACTTTTCCTTGATACAGCTACCACTGGATTAGATAAGTGGGAAAAAGATACTGGAATTAAAATAAGTAGTAGTAATACATCTGATGAAGATAGACGTTCTAGGGTAAGAAGTAAAATTCGTGGAATAGGAAAAATAGATGAACAACTTATAAAAGAAGTAGTAGATTCATGGACCAATGGAGATGTTGAAGTTACTTTTAAAGAAGGAAAAATCAATATTAAGTTTGTTAGTTTTTATGGGATACCAAGTAACATAGAAGATGTTAAAGAGGCTATCAAACAGATTATTCCCGCTCATCTAGGTATCAACTATGACATCAAATATCTTTTAGTGAAAGATATTCATAATAAAAGAACTATTACTGAACTAGAAAATACAAAATTAAATTTATTCGAAGGAGGTGTCATCTGATGTCAGATTACACATCAAAACTTAATCTCTATAAAGTAGACCCAACTATAGATGGAGAAGAAAAGTTTAATATCAAAACTATGATGAATAACAACTGGGACAAGATTGATACTAAAGTAAGCGAAATAGATCAAAAACTAAGTGGGATAGAAGATAATGCCAATAACTATAAACACCCAAGTACCCATAATGCAGATATGATAAATATTCAGGATGCAGATGGTAAGTTTAGTTCGGGTAATGTGGAAGGGGCGTTGCAGGAAGTTGGTGCGTCTATGGTTGATATTGCGTACAAACAAGCAACTATTATACAAGATGTTGATATTACAAAAGATAATATAAATGATGTATTGTATAAAAATGTAGGGGGGTCTGCTAATGCGGTAACAGTAACAAAAAAAGGTTTCACATTAACAAGTGGTAAGTATGTTGAATTTAAAGCAAAATATACTAATACAAGTAGTGTAACGATAAAGATTAATGATTTATCTACCAAAAGTCTTAAAAATGAAGATGGCTGGAGCTTAACTGCTGGAGATATAGAAAAGAATAAGTATTATAAAGCTATATACAATGGGAGTTTTTTTGTCTTAGCCTCTAAAGGGGGCATGAAAATAAACAGTGTCGAAACAAATAACTACATAGTGAACGCAGGGCAACCAATAAAAGCAGGTGATTTAGTTCAATTTGTCAATAATAAAGTAAGTTTACCAAGTAAGAATTTTACAAATGGTATGGGACTTAGTTCTAAGTATGCTTTTGGTTCAGATGAGTCGCCATGCAATACAAGTGTTATACAATTAAGTTCGACAAAGGTATTGGCGTGTTACTATGATAGTGATTCAAACTCAAAAAACTCAAAAGCTGTTGTATTAAACATATCGGGGAATACCATAACAAGTGGTTCAAAATACGTGTTTTGTAATGGTAGAGCTGAAGACATTGATGTTATTCAATTAAATTCTTCAAAAGCTATAGTGACTTATAGCGACCGTAGTAATAATGGTTATGGTACATCAATTATATTAAACATATCAGGAAACAACATAACAAGCGGTTCAAAATACGTGTTTAATACAGGGGGAACAAGTGATATAGCTACAGCAAAACTAGATTCTTCAAAAATTCTAGTATGCTACAGAGATAACTCCAATAATAGATATGGCACAGCTGTTGTATTGAGTATATATGGGAATAGTATATCAAAAGGTTCAAATTATATATTTGCTTCTAGGCGTGTGTTTAGTACAATGTCAGCTGTGCAACTAAGCTACTCAAAGATATGCTTATCCTATAAAAATGAGTCTGACACCTACTATTCTACAGTTATACTAAATGTGAATGGAAATAATGTAACAAAGGGTCGTGTAAGAAGTTTAGATTCTTTAGAGGCTAGATATGTAACACTTATAAAATTAGATTCGTCAAAAATATTAGCATATTATATGAAAGGTTCATCAAATCAAGGTGCTGTAAGTATAATTAAGGTGTCGGGAGATGAAATATCAACCTACTCAAACAATATATTTATTTTTAATAGAGGATACACAGGTAATATCTCATTTGCAAAAATAGATTCTTCAAAAATTTTAATAAACTATACTAAAGGTGGTGGGTCTGGAGAGGGTTCTAATATAATTATGTTACATATATCTGGAGATACCGTAACAAAAGGTTCACCCTATACGATATCAACAAATGATACGTATTGTACAACAACTGTTTTGAACCCTACCAAAGTATTAATGTGCTTCGGTCAAAGAACAGGTTCAGTCGCTACGATATTGAGCGCTGTAAAACCACTACAAGGACTGGCACTTCAAAATGGAAGTGGTGGACAGACAATTAAATGTTATGATTTTAGAAATTAAGGGGGTAAAAATATGATATTAGTTGATAAAAGTGTGGTTATAGCCACTATGGATAATTATGAGTTAGAAGACGGTAATATAAAAATAGGGGACACTGTATATATGATGGGGGAGGTGATAGATATAGCACAACCCGATTATATTAGTCCACAAAAATATTGTTATGAAAAAGGGAAAGGTTTTTACGAAAATTCTAATTTTAAAGAACTTATAAACGTTGAAGAAACTGTAAACCAACAACAAAAGATAATAGAGCAATAACTAGTAGACTCTTTAATGGGGTGGAATAGATGTTTGAAAGGCTAAAAGCGTTATACGAACAAGGTAAGATAGACGAGGTAGGGTTAAGCTGTAGCTAAGAAGTGGCTCACAGAGGAGCAAAAACAAGAAATAATTAGTGCGTCTATGGATACTAATGCGTATTAATGAAAATGAAGAGTCGTTGCTATATCGCAGCGACTTTTTGTTTAGGGAGCAAGTAAACAATTCTTTTAAATAATATTAGATATTTCGTGTTAATGTCATGTTAACCAATGATAAAATATTAATAACATAATTCTTATATAAGAAAAACACGTAATAAAGGAGGTTAACATAATGAACAACGTTGTTACTCAAAAAGAATTTTATGAAGCTATGCAAAAAATTACTAAGGAAACAAATGATTTGACTATTGCAATGATAGAAACTAAAACTCTAATAAGGGATTATAATGGGCTTAGACAAGTCATAAATGATGTTGATGATAGGGTTCAAAGATTAGAAAATTATGCTGGTAATAAAAAAAGTTATAGAGAATATATTGGTTGGATCTTTGGACTTATAGCAACATTATTAGCAATAATAAGTAACATTAAATAAAATTGGTAATTGCAAAATTAAGAATTTCAATTCTTTACAGGAAAGGAGGGGTTAGATGAATAGAATATTACAAAAGTTAACAAATACAAAAACAGTAATAGGTATTGCAAGTTCAGTAATTCTCATTTTAGCAAATCTTGGAATAGAGGTTAATAATGAGCAAATAATGACAATAGTAAAAGCTCTATGTACTATTGGAGTTTTATTAGGAATTATGAACGATAGTGGGATGAAAACAATAAAATGGAATCACTAA